GATTTGTTCTTGATAAGGACAAAGTAGATAAAGACTGTATAGTAGAAAAGGGATGTGATTATTTTGATAACATAGTAATACCGGGGATTAATGAAAATAATTAGTTTAGGACTTGGAATACAATCAACTGCCATGTATCTTATGAGTTCACTTGGTGAAATAGATAGAGCTGATTATGCTATATTTGCAGATCCGGGCGCTGAGCTTCCTGATACATATGAATTATGGGATGAGCTTAGTGAGTGGCAAAAAAAGAACAACGGTATAAAACTTGTCAAAAAAACAAAATCATTATATAACGACATAGTGAAGGGTTTGAATTCATATGGGGCAAGATGGGCATCAATCCCGGCTTTTACTGAAAGTGGAGGAATGATAAGAAGACAATGCACAGGTGAGTATAAAATTGATGTAGTCATAAAAGAGGTAAGAAAACTTCAAAATCTTAGAAAATATCAAAAAATGAGTCCGGTAGAAATGTGGTTGGGAATATCATTAGACGAAATACAGAGAATGAAGTTATCTACTCTTCATCGCATCACATACAAATACCCATTGATAGATAAAAAAATAACAAGAAATGACTGTAGATTATATTTAGAAGAAAAAGGATTTATTGGTGTAAAAAAATCATCTTGTGTATTTTGCCCATATCATAGCAATGCGCAATGGAAAGATATAAAATCAAATTATCCAGAAGAGTGGAAAAAAGTTTTGAAGGTTGATAGTAAGATACGTGATTTAACTAAGAAAGGAATGAGCGATAAGCTTTATTTGCATGCCTCTAGGAAACCAATTGAAGATGCATATCTTCAAGAAGATCAAGAGGAGCTCTTTATGTGCGAAGAAGGTTATTGTGGACTTTAATTATGGCATATAATAAAAATGTTACACCGAAACAGATAAAACGAATGGAAAAGGTAATAGACGAAGTGAAGAATAAAAAAAGACCGATCAGGGCAGAAGTAATGCCGTGTACGGTACCAGCTTGGGGTTCAATGAGAAAAGATGAAGGAGAAGAAAAATGAGAAAACTAGATATAGGTGGTCACGAATATAAAGTAAAATTCATGGATGGCGAAAAATGTGGTGAAGGAAATAAGTATTTGTTTGGAATGAACAATCCACGTACTTGCGAAATATTCTTGGATGAGAAGCTTGTAACGTCAAGAAGGAATGAAACTTTCTTACACGAAGTAATTCATGCAATTCTTGTAAATACCGGCTGCGCTCATGACGAGGGTATTATTGAGACCCTTGCTAACGGTTTTCATCAATTAGGAGTAGGAGATTACTTATGGCGAAAAACGGGCAAATAGTAAAAACTATCGAATCCGGTTATCCTGTGATGATGGAAAGATTCTCGGATATAACCAAAGAACAATATGATTTGTTTTGCCGAAAGCAATATGATTACGGATGTGGCAATATAACTCTTGGTGGTGATTTAGATAATGATGAAGATAGAATGTTCGCATTGACTGCTTTGGTGATTAGAATGAATGATAAGGTGAATAGGCTTAAAAACATTATTGTAAAACATCGCGGCGAGAATGCTGTGGCGGATGAAACATATATGGATGCCTTTAGGGATTTATCTGTATACGGAGTCATTGCACAGTTGGTCGCGGAGAAAGTTTGGGGAAAATGAAAATACTGTTTCTTTATGTAGAATCATTATTCTTAAGATTGATTCTTAAGGTAAGTTGGTTTTTAATCAATCAAAGGAGAAAAAGAGTATGAAGTGGACTAAAGCTGAGATGAGTATAATAAACCAGTATACAAGAACGATGAAAAGTGTTAAAGACATTTGTTTCGAATTGGATTCCGCTGGTTTTATGCGTACATATAAATCTGTTACTCGTAAGATAGAGTCTATGGGATGGTCTAGACCCACCGATGTAACCGATACTGGACTTCTTCCTAAGATATTGATTTTTGATATAGAAACAACTCCTATGCCTGTATGGGTGTGGGATTTTGGGAAGCAATATGTTCCGCATACCAATATTGTAAAAGATAAGTCTGGTAATCAAAAATTTTGGTATGTCCTGTCTTGGGCTGCCAAATGGCTTTATGACGAAAATATCCTGTCTGACGTGCTTACTCCAGAGGAAGCCGTAGCTAGGGATGATAAAAGAATATTGGATTCCGTGTGGAAGTTGATTGATGAAGCTGATATTGTAATTGCTCACAATGGTGATCGGTTTGACATAAGGAAGCTTAACGCAAGATTCATACTTAATGACATGAATCCACCATCTCCGTATAAATCAATAGACACTCTTAAGATTGCAAGAAGGGAATTTGCATTTAGTTCTAACAAGCAAGATTACCTTACTAAGACATTCGGTCTTTCGGAGAAATTGAAGACTGAGTTTCAATTGTGGATTGATTGCATGAATGGTGATAAAGAAAGATTAGCTGAAATGCTTAAGTACAACAAAGGTGATGTTGTGGGCTTGGAGCAGCTTTATCTTAAACTGAGACCATACATCAAGAATCATCCAAATCTTGGAGTATTGATGGATAATAACGTTTGCCCTTCATGTGGAAGCAAGAATATTAAACCATCGGATGCTACATACTTTACAAGTTCTAATGAATTTCCTGTATACAGGTGCGGAGGCTGTCATTCTCCGTTCATTAGAAGTAAATCAAGTATAAGCTCTAACCCAACTGAATTAAGAAGTGTTGCGAGGTAGTACTTGACAAAAGTGTATTTAGTGGTTATATTATAATATATGCTTGTTCGCAAAATAAAAAATGTTGAGCACCGGGTATATGATAATACGAAGGAGTTTCGCCAATACTGTCCTGATAACAAATTAACTCGCAATTGGAGGGATGGCACCAA